CGTGGCGTCTCGGCGTAATCGTCGGCCCCTCCGGTAGTGGCAAGACAAGCATGGGCAAAATGATTCTCGGTCCGGAAAACTTCTATGATCCAACGTGGCCAGATGACAAACCGCTCGTCGATGCCATTGCTCCTGTGGGTGACTTCAACGATGTGACCGGCGCTCTTGCGGCGGTCGGGCTCGGCTCCGTTCCGGCATGGCTCCGCCCTTACTCGGTGCTATCGAATGGAGAGAAGTTCCGCGCCAATCTCGCCCGCGTAATCTGCGAAGCTCCCAAGCAAGTTGTGATCGACGAGTTTACCAGCGTGGTTGACCGCCAGATCGCAAAGTTCGGCGCGCTCGCGTTTGCGAAAGCATGGAAGCGCACCGGCAATCAGTGCATACTCCTGAGCTGCCATTACGACGTTCTTGAGTGGTTGGAACCCGACTGGGTTTACGACCTGGGGAAGCAAACCTTCTCCAAGGAGCGTCTTCGGCGACCGCGCTTTGAACTCGAAATCAGGCAGGTCGATGGAAGTTACTGGCCCATGTTTGCTCAGCATTACTATCTAAATCTGCCCATGCCGGTTGCCGCTAAGTACTATGTCGGCCTCGTCGATGGAGAACCGGTTTGCCATCTTGCGATGGCTACGATCAACGCTGGTAAAGGTCAGTTCGAGGGGCGCGGTACACGCCTGGTTGTGATGCCCGAGTGGCAGGGTGCAGGTATCGGAATCCGCTTTCTCGATGCAGTCTGCGAGATGTGGCGTCAGGGACAGAACCGGTGGAATAAGCCGGTCACCACGATCTTCCACACCTCTCACCCCGGCCTCTGCGCGGCACTCCGGCGCAATCCGGCGTGGCGTCAGGTATCGGCTGCACTCTGCGGAGCGAATAAGAAAAAGAGTATTGGCTCGCTCGCCAAGTCACGGGCCATCCGGCCAGATGCCTCGGCGGTGAAAGCCACCACCACTGGATACGGCGGACACTTCCGAGCCATTCAAGGCTTCAGGTATTACGGCGCATGAGAATTCTGATCAGCGGGCAAAAGCAGTTTGGCGCAGGCGTGTTCCGCGTGGTCCGCGCTGCGGGTCACGATGTGCTCGCCGTGGTCGCGCCTCCGTATTCTGGGACGATGTCTACCACCGGCGAACGCCTCCCGGATCGGCTGCGTTCCGTAGCCGAGACCGCCGGGGTTCCGTGGATTCCCGCCGACGAACTCCGCGCCGAGCGCGTACCTTCAGGCACCGAACTGATAATTGCGGGCCACTCCCACGCGTTCATTGGCCGACAAACGCGCAACAAGGCCTCCGTGGGAGCCATCGGCTATCATCCTTCCCTGCTCCCCCTCCACAGGGGCCGCGACGCCATACGCTGGGCTGTTCACGCCGGGGAACGCGTAACGGGTGGGTCCGTATATTGGCTCAGCGATCACGTCGACGGCGGCCCCATTGCTGCACAGGAGCACATCCTGATTCCGCGTGATTCCACGCCCCAGTCCCTGTGGCGCGAACACCTCGCGCCCCTCGGCCTTCGCCTGATCGCCCAGGTTCTGCGTGACCTTTCCGCAGGCCGAAGGATTGCCGTTCCACAGGATGAAGATCTCGCGACGTGGGAACCGTCATGGGGCCGCGCACCTGTATTCCGTCCAGAGCTTCCCCAGTTGACAGATGGGCGCGCCACGGCGATGCCACTGGTCATGGACCCTGCCGCCTTGTATTTGGCGGCGTACGCGGAGGAAGAGAAAGAAGCCGCGCATGGCCGGAAGAAAACCTAAGCCGACCGCTCTAAAGAAACTCACCGGCAACCCCGGCAAGCGGGCACTTAACCAAAACGAACCCAAGCCGGACGGCGTGCCCAAGTGCCCACCGCACCTCGACAAAGCCGCAAAGGCCGAGTGGAAGCGCGTCGGGTCAGAGCTATCACGGCTTGGCCTGTTGACTTCGATTGACCGTGCTGCCCTCGCCGCTTACTGCTCAGCGTGGTCCAGATGGATTTCCGCCGAACAGAGTATCAGCAAATTCGGTGCTGTCATCAAGTCGCCGAAATCGAACTTCCCAATTCAAAATCCGTACGTGGGCATCGCGAACACGGCCATGGACCAGATGCGGAAATTCTTGGTCGAGTTCGGAATGACTCCCTCCTCCCGCTCCCGATTGAACATAGACACCACCCCACCCGCCGACTCCTTTGAATCCTTCATGGCCGGTATCGGCGCTGACGACATCGTCGCGCCCGAGGAAATAACACAGTCAGATGGTGCGTCCTAAAATCCATCCCGCCGAGCAGTACATCGAGGATGTGATTTCGGGAAAGGTAGTCAGCGGAGAACTCGTACGCCTCGCGTGCCAGCGCCACATAGACGACATCAGAGACGCCCACCTTCGCGGCCTGCGATTCGACCGGCTTAAAGCACAACGGGTAATTGATTTCTTCAGCTTCCTGCGCCACAGCAAAGGCGAGTGGGCCGGTAAGCAGTTCACGCTCGAACCTTGGCAACAGGCAATGACGTGGATTCTGTTTGGATGGGTCCGGGCCGATACCGGGTTCCGACGCTTCCGAACTGCCGTCGTAGAACTTGCGCGCAAAAACGGCAAGAGCACCTGGGCCGCTGGAATTGCTTTGTATCTCACCATTGCTGACGGTGAACCCGGCGCGGAGATTTACTCGGTCGCGGTCAAAAAAGAACAGGCCCGACTTGTCCACGGCGAAGCCACTCGAATGGTGGCGAAGTCTCCTGGCATCAGCAAGGTCCTCAAGCGCGGTCGCGATAATCTGCACTGCCTCGATACAAACTCGAAGTTTGAACCTTTGGCTTCTGAGGAAGATAGCCTCGACGGACTCAATCCACACGGCGTCATCGCCGACGAAGTTCACGCATGGAAAAACCGCCTGCTGTGGGACGTTTTGTTCACGGCCATGGGCGCGCGGCGACAACCTCTCCTACTGGCGATCAGCACGGCGGGCTACGACCGTAACAGCGTCTTTTACCAACAGCACGACTACAGTCTCAAGGTTCTACAAGGAGTCGTTCCTGACGATAGTTGGTTCGTATGGATCACGTCGCTTGATGAGAAAGACGATTGGGAGGACGAGTCAAACTGGGCAAAGTCCAACCCTAATCTCGGCACCACCATCCGGCTCGATGAACTGAGGGCCGCAGCCGCAAAGGCTAAGGCCAGCCCGGCTGAGTTGAATAGCTTTCTGCGATTGCGCCTGAATCAATGGACTTCATCGCACACTGCATGGATGCCGATGGACAAGTGGGACGGCTGCAATGTTTCAGTTGATCCAGACGCTCTCAAAGGTCGCCCATGCTTCGGAGGCTTGGACCTTTCCACAACAACGGACGTGTCTGCATTTGTTCTGCTGTTTCCTCCGTACGGTGACGATCCCAAGTGGTCCGTCATTCCCGCCTTCTTCCTGCCGGAAGAGAACATAACTGCCCGTGTAAAACGCGACCGCGTCCCTTACGACGTATGGGCGCGGCAGGGTCTCTTTCATCTCACCAGCGGCTCCGTTATTGACTACGACTTTCTCCGCGCACGCATTAACGACCTCGGAAAGCTGTATGACATCCGCGAGATTGTGTTTGACCGCTGGAACGCGCAGCAGGTCGTAACACAACTCGAAGGCGACGGCTTCGTGATGGTCGAACTCGGACAGGGATTCGCATCGCTGTCCGCGCCCACAAAACGACTACTCGAACTGGTGCTCTCCGGCGACCTCGTCCACGGTGGCAATCCGGTCCTCCGCTGGATGGCGAGCAACGTCATGGTCGCGACCGACCCAGCCGGAAACATCAAGCCCGATAAGAGCAGGTGCCGCGAAAAGATCGACGGAATTGCCGCTCTCATTGACGCCCTCGCCCGCGCCTCTGTCGTAACCCTCACGCCCAAGTCGAACTGGTTCGCTCCGCAAGTTTGGTGACAATGTCCATATTCTCCGCAGTAAAACGCTACATGAAGCCTCCGGCGAACCCGAATCCGCTTGAGAACCCGGCAGTATCGCTATCCTCCCCGGCGGCTTGGGAATGGCTGACCGGGAACGTAATCACCGATTCCGGCGAACTCGTCACGGAAGTTTCAGCCCTCCAGTCCATTGCGGTTTATTCCTGCGTGCGCGTCATCGCTGAATCTGTTGCCTCGCTTCCCCTGCGCCTCTTCGAGCACCTCGACGCTGGTCGCAAACCAGCGACCGACAGCCTGCTCTACGACATCCTTTCAATTGAACCCAATCCGGAAATGTCCGCGTTCACCTTCTTCGAGACATTGACCGGCTGCCTCGCTCTAACGGGAAACGCATACGCGCAGATTGTTAGAAATCAGGCTGGGCAGGTTGCAGCGTTGTACCCATTGCACCCATTGAAGACCGAGCCGCTTCGCATTGACGGCAATCTGGTTTATCGAACGACGGACGGCGAAGGGAGCGGCTCCCGGATTCTGAAAGCCTCGGAAGTTCTGCACGTTCCCCTGTTCTGCTTCGATGGGTTGAAGGGTCTCTCACCAATCCAGCAGGCGCGGCAAGCCATCGGCCTCAGTCGCGCGGCAGAAAAGTTCGGCGCGCGGTTTTTCGGCAACGGCTCCCGCCCCGGTGGTGTTCTATCCACCGAGGCCAGCCTCGACGATAAGCAGCTCGCTCTCGCCCGCGACAGTTGGCTTGCCGCCCAAGGCGGAGCCAACCAGGGCAAGACTGCGGTACTTCCCGGAACATGGAAGTACGAGCAGGTTGGTCTCTCGCCGGAGGAGTCACAGTTTCTGGAGACTCGGAAATTCCAGCGCACCGACATTGCCGCACTGTTCCGCGTACCGCCGCACATGATCGGCGATACGACCAGACTGAGCAACAGTAACCACGAGCAGGAATCATTGCAGTTCGTAACGGACACATTGCGCCCGTATCTGTGCCGCTTCGAGCAGGAAATACACCGCAAGCTGCTACCGGACACGGGGCGAAAAGCAAATCGTTACTTCGTGCAGTTTGATGTGCGCGAACGTCTCCGTGGTGATTTCAAAAGCCAGTCTGAAGGGTACGCACTCGGACGCCAATGGGGCTTCTATTCCACAAACATGATTCTTGAAGATCTGGGCGAGAATCCAATCGGCCCAGTTGGCGATGTTTTGCTCTACCCGTTGAACATGGGCAACGCAACGGCGCTGCTGAATCCTCCCGCCGCTACTGTTGGTCCGGCAAAGAGCGAACCTGCTCCAACGCCAACGAACACAGAGCGCAGTATTACTGAACGATTCACCCCCGCCTACATACGGTTGTTCAGGGATGCAGTTGGACGCGTTAGCACGCGCAACAAGCGTGATTACGACTCCATTTCAGCAGCATTCTCGCCCGTTCTTGAGTCCATTGCGGCACAGTTTGAAGACGAAGCGCGCGCGCGGTTTGCGCTTCTTGATACATGGAAGAGTACCGCCGACAAGATCACCCGCGACTATCTGAAGTACATCGTCACCCGCTCCGCTGAGTGGACGCCTGAGAAGGCTGATGAAGTCACCGGCGCTGAACTCTCCAGAGCATTGCGCGCAATTCACATGAACATCTTCCGTGACGCCGGTGCCGCAGTTGCACTTCAAGGAACCATTGCCAATGCCTAACAAGGAACTTCGATCTCTACTAGCCCGCGAGTTGCGTGTTGCCAAGGCCGCAGACGGCTCGCGAACAATCTCCGGGGTTGTGACATATAACACCGAGTCGTGCGACCTCGGCGGCTTCACAGAAATTCTTGCACCTGGCTGCTTTGCTGGATCGCTGTCTGGCGACGTCCTCCTGTTGCGCGACCACACGCCGGTGCTGCTCTTGGGGCGCACGAAGTCCGGCACGCTCACGCTTGCCGACACGGCTGATGGCCTTCAGTTTTCCTGCTCGCTGCCGAACACAAGCAGCGCCGGTGATCTCGCAGAGAGCATTGACCGTGGCGACCTCGACGGCGTTTCGTTCGGCTTCATTTGCGTTGAAGATAACTGGGCCTGTGCGGACGGTGCCGATGTAGTTCGCACCGTCCTTGAAGCCGAGCTGATCGAAATCTCGCCATGCAGCTTTGCAGCATATCCAGCGAACTCTGTATCGGTTCGCTCCTGCCCCGCCGAGCTTCGCAAGAAGATGAGCAAACGCAATACTTCCTGCGAGTGCGATTGTTCCGAGTGTGTGGACGGCAACTGTTCAGGTTGCTCTGACCCGAACTGCGGGTATGAAGAGTGCGGTTGTCAGTCCCTGCGATCTAGAGAGATCCCAGCGGACGACCGGTCCAAGATGTTCATGCGCCTCGCACTGGCGACGATAGGCTAGAGGGCACGAGAAGTCAGTAAGTTCTTGTCAAGAGTTTCTGTTGCCAGAAGCCGATTAAGTCATCCTGCACGTCGTTCCAATTGAAAATGCGAAACACTCGCTTTGCGAGCCCGCGCGCGATGGCGTCTGCTTCAGTCTGCAACTGGGCGCTTTTCAGATCGAGCTCCAAGTTGATCTCTGGCTCGCCGCACTCGTACATACCTTCAAGTTCCACTGTCGGGTCCAATGAAACAAGAACTCGATTTCGCGTGTCCGTCAAACGAATCGCGATATGCAGACTGTTCACTTCCGGCACCTTCGAGTAGAAGCGTTTAAAGAATTGCAAGAACTCGGTCATTTGATAGATGGTACTGATGAAGGACAGAACCTTTCCCCCTGGTACAGAGTTCTCACGGTAGGCTCCCTTCCAACGGAATAAGGCACTCAAGTACACTCGGTAAACTTCACAAAACCGCTCCCAATTGGTGAATGACTGCATCCCCATTTCGAAGTTTGTTGCCGTCCGAACGTCTGTGTGCGGGAAACTCCAACCACGTAGAGAGACTGTGGAGCCGCGAACTAGGTCGCCGATAACTCCTTGATCGGCAATTCGCTCTTTCTCATACACCGAGGGATATGCACTCACCTCCCAGTGGCCCTGTTTACTAAATTCTTCCGGCAACGAAGACGCAAAGAACTTCTCAGCGTCGTTTAGCTCTTCTCCATAAGCCTGTTTGGCGTCGTCCTGTGGCTGAGCTGGTTCTCCATTAATAAGGTCTTTGATTGTCCTAAGAAGCTCGTCTCTTTTCTTGCGAGATGCCCGACCTATAATGTCCCGCATTTCCTCGGCGGAAGACACCAACTCGCTCGACGGTTTATCTGTCCTCACATACAAGCCACCCTTCTTTAGGATGAGCTTTCGTGAGTCGGTCGTTGAATTGGCGTCTGTTTTGCAAATGATCGGCACTTCCGGGAACTCAGGGACTTCAATGACTACCGTGCGCTTCTGGTCCACGGCTAGTTTATACACGCTGCAAGCAAAAGGCGGATCTGCATACCGGCGAACAAAATCGTTGACCTTCGTCGGATCGAACGACTGATATTCAGCGGCACCCATGCCGACAAACTCGAAAGTCTTGTCATCGACTCCGAAGACAATCTGCCCACCGTCCTGCGTATTGGACATTGCTAACACGTCCTTGATGATCTCGCACTTGTCATCGTTGGAGGCTGTGGCCCAATTGCATGTCAGTTTATAGTCCAGATTCTTCGTTTCGGTTTTCTGTTGCAATAACCTTCTGACGTCTTCTTCCGTTGGCATAGTGGCTCTCAGTGCTCCCGGTCCGGAACCCGCGCGAATAATTCAGAGTTCCCTTCGATGGAATTGTACTGCGTGGCACCCTCCGACTTGAACGTCATGATCCGTCTTTATTCATTTCTCACCTAAAGCACCCGCTAGACGCTGGCCGCCAATCGGCTGTGTTCGATCACAACAGCGCGCCTAGTCCCGCCTTGGAAGCCTCGCCCGCCGCGAGTCCCTGTCCTCGCCCTGCCCTCCACAAGGAATCCTCACCATGAAGACCGTAGCCGAACTGCGCGCACAGCGCGCTGCCCTGATCGTCGAAGCACAGACGATTGCAAAGAAAGATAACCTGTCCACCGAAGACCGCACCGCGTTTGACAACGCGATGGCCCAGGCCGACGCCGTCGCCCTCGACATCAATCGCGCTGAGAAGCTCGAAACAATAGAAGCCGAGCAGCGTTCCGTGGTCGCCCCGCCCCGCCCGCAGCCTGGTGAAGGCACCGAGACTCGCAGCGCCGAACAGCGCGACAAGGATGTTGCCGCTTCTTACCGCAGCTACCTGCGGACCGGCAAGGTTGAATCTCGCGACCTGACCGTGGCCGCTGACGGCGTCCTGATCCCGACGCTGGTCGCCGATCCGAAGATCGCCAAGAAGTTCGCGGGCAGCATCTACGACATCGTCGGCAAGTTCAAGACCGACACCGGCGCGCCGGTGAAGATGCCGCTGCTGAACGACACCGCGCAAGGCTTCGTGTTGGCTTCGACGGGCATTACGACCACCGATCCCTCGGTGGCTGGAGTGACGATCTCCATCGACGATTACCGCTCGAACCCGATCCTGATTGAGAACTCGCTGATTAAAGACAGCGGCTTCGACATCGCCGGATTCGTGAACAGCGCCATCGTCACTCGTTACCTGCGCACCGTGTCCTCAGCCATGACCGTCGGCAATGCCAGCAACATCGGCGGCCTTACCGCGATCACCGCTGGCGTACAGAGCGCGACCACGGCGGTTCTGGCTTACAAAGATTTCGTCGCCCTCATGGTTGCTCTCGATCCCGCCTACATCGCGGATGCGTGCTGGACGATGAACAACACCACGCTGGGCTTGATTCTGAACCTGGTGGACGGTAACAACCGTCCTCTGTTCCTGCCGTATAACGACGGCGCGGCGGGTCGCTTCGTCGGCCAGATTCTTGGATTCCCGGTGAAGATCAACCCGTACTTGCCGAACGTGGCAACAGGCAACAAGGCGGTACAGTTCGGCTCGTTCACAGAGGGCTATACGTTCCGCGAGGTTGCTCCCGGCATCGTCGTGAGCCGCCTCTCTGAGCGTTACGCGGAGCTGAATAAGACCGGCTTCGTGGCCTTCGCGCGCGTCGGTGGCGCGGTCACGGATGCAGGCACATCGCCGATCATGAGCCTCACTATCAAGTAGCTCCTGCTTCGAGGTGGTGGCTCTTCACGGGCCACCACCGCTGCTTTATCTAATCCCGCGTCGCCCCGCTGCACTGGAAATCACCATGCCCTTCGGCCTGAAATTGCTGGCACCTCCGTCCGTTGAACCGGTCACCGTTGAGATTGCGAAATCACATCTCCGGCTCGAACCGGCGTTCACGGATGACGACGCACTCGTGGGCATGTACATCATGGCCGCGCGTCAGTATGTTGAGGGCCACACCCACCGCGCCATTTACAGCCAGCAGTGGCTGATGACGCTGGACTACTTCCCTTGGTACAACTTCTCCGGCACGGCCCCGACCGGGTCTCGTTCCGACGCCGTTCTGGCGAGTTTCTGGCGCGGGCTGGAGATCAAACTCCCGAAGCCCACCTGCGTCAGTGTTGACTTGATCACCTACACCGACACCGACGGCGGTGTCGTGACCGTCCCGCCGTCCTCCTACTTTGTTGATGTTGTTTCGGAGCCCGCCCGCATTGTGCCAATCGCTGGATCATTCTGGCCGACTGCTCCCCAATACCTACCCGGCTCCGTTCAGATCACTTTTACGGCAGGAACGTACGGCGATGGCGTTGAAATTAACA